TAAAAATTCTCAAAATAATTTAAATGAAGAATCTAGTGATTATTGGATTACTTTAGTTTTCCCATTTAAAGTTAAATTAATTCCTATTAAAAAAAATCATTTTGATATTATTGATAAAATAGAATATATATTGTTTTTTTGTCTTTATATATTAATATTTTTAGGATTATTAGCTTATGGTGGAGAAATTAAAGATACATTAACAAGAAAAAAAGAAGTTACTTGGGTTGATGTATTTCTTGATACTAAATTATGTCATGTAAAAGAAAGGCGACCTTTTACACATTATTTAAAACTTGGCCTAGGATTAAAATTATAATTATAAAAATATTATCTTATATAAATGAATATTCAAATATTATATACTATTTTTGTTGGAATCGTTGCTGGTATTTTAGGTGGTGCTTTTGGATTATCTGGATCTTTTACAATCATACCTTTGCTTATAATTTTTAAAATTGTACCTAATTATTCTATAGCACTAGGAACTACAATATTTTCTTTGCTACCTCCTGTATCTTTACTTGCCTTTTTTGAATTTTCAAAAAAAAAACAAGTTAATTACGTTATAGGAATAATTTTATCTATCACTTACTTCATCGCTGCTTATTTTGGTTCCATAATTAATGGAAAATATGATGATAAAACTTTAAAGTATATATATGCTACTTTTTCTTTAATTATATCAATCTATTTTTATTATGACGCATATACAAATAAATAAATTGTTTAATTGTTACAAATATTATTCGTTTTTATTATACATTAATTTTTATAATAAAATATAAAATACATATTATGCTTGAAAAATACATTAATAATCTTATTGATAAAATACCCAACCAATTTATTAAAAAATTACAGAATAGAACTAACAAACCATTAAAAGTTGATCTTGTTTTTGAAGCCGGGTTTTTTAATGGCAGTTATCAACTTGGGTTTTTAAATTATATCAAACAAATGGAAAAAAAACAATTTTTAAAGGTTGAAAGAGTATCTGGCTGTAGTATCGGTTCTATTATGGCTTTTTTATATTTTACTAATATTTCAATTAATGATAGCATTAATTTTATTAGTAACATTATTTATAAACATGTTAAAAAACATTATAACATGAACATATTTAATGATATATTTGCGTTTTTTACTAAACAATTGCCTAACAATTTTTTAGATATTATTAATGGAAAATTATTTATCACATATAATGACATTTCTAAAGGCAAACAAATTGTGAAATCAACTTATTCTAGTATTGATGAATTATTCGATATTATTCGTTGTTCTTGTTATATTCCATATGTTATCGATAAATCTATTTTTTATAAAGGCAAATATGTTGACGGATTATATCCTTATATTTTTAAACCCAAAAAAAATAGAAAAATTATTAATGTCAATATTATTAATTTCAAAAAAATATGTTCTTTAATATCTATTAAAAATGAAAAAAATAATATGCACCGAGTTATTGATGGTATTATTGATACTCATACTTTTTTCTCGTCCAATTTCTATTCTAATATGTGTAGTTACATCGATGATCAAACTATTATTACTAAATTACAATATTTTATATTAATTAAACTTTTACAGCTTAGCGTTATCATTCTTCACTATTTTTATCTTTTAAATAAACTTTTTAAAAAAATAATTAAAACCAACTATGACGTTAAAAAAATATTTCATATTTTATATAGATTTTTATTCAAATGTATATGTGTTTAATTTAAAAAAAGAAACCTTTATTTTTCTTCTTTATTTTTCTCGTTTTATTTGTTCCAGTATTTTTTGAACTTTTTGTTTTTTCCTTATCATTTTTTAACTCTTTAGCATCTAATGGTCTATATCTTAAAAACCATTCTTCATACTGTGGATCATTTTTTTTATTCTTTAATTCAGCAAATTTATCCGTTTTCGCAGCTCTCATCTCTTCAACTGTTTCTTGATGTCCCATACAATTTATACTAAATCTTTTTAGTAATCCTTTTTGTTGTAATCTATTCTTTTCTTGTACCTCAAATAAATATTTTGACATACATAATATACGATCCTTATCATAATAAGGCCTATTCGCATATAAAAAAGCCAAATAAAAACTCAACATAGTATCTATTGTTGCCACCTTTATTTCGTATCCTTTCTGCTTTATTATATTATAACTATGACATGCTAATGGTTCATAAATAAATGATACTACATCATTTCCTACACGAATTTCATAATGAGGAGCAATTATTTCACCTACAGCAGGTCTTTTAATTATTTTTACGTTTGTAATATTTATGTCTGATAATCGTTCTTTTACTATTTGAGCTGTTTTTAGAGGTTCCTCTGATAATATATCAAAATCTGGTATTTTTTCTAATTGTTTTCTTAATTTTTTTGGCATATATTGCGAATATAGTGATACAGCATATCCTCCAAAAAATACTACGCTTTGATCCATTAATGTTGTTTTTACTGTTTCATATATTTCTTCTGATTTATTGATTTCACCTTTACCTCCTGTATTTTTATTTGTATTTGATAATTTTCTTTGAAAATCTATATGTGAACATTGTTGGGCAGTTAATGGATAATTGCGATTTAAAAGAGTTAGACGTTTTAATACCTTTTCCCAACGCGATACATCTCCATCTGGTCTAGATAGTTCTAAATACATGCTCATTCGTAAATAATTAGGTGGCGCGTATAAAATTCCGGCTACCTTAATTGCTTCTTTTTTTAATGCATTAAATAACTCTTTAGGAATATATGATATATCCGCGACTGGAATAAAATTCACATATACTTTATATGTTCCATGATGTTGTCCTGATTTTGCTTCTACTTCCACAAATCCTTCTTTGATAAATATATCTACTAATTCTTTTGCGTTTATTAACGCATTCCAGCTAAAAAAATCATAGTCTGGTATTTCTATATCTGTATTATAAAACTGATCTTGTTTTGGCAGTATATTATTAATCGCAGTTCCACCATAACAAATTAATTTATTATGTCTTATAAAATTTTCAACGATCCCTATTATTCGTTTTACTTCCGGAGAATTAGCTACAGTCTTTCCTTTTTTCTCTTCCGCTGTATCTACAGCTTGTCTTAATATTGCTAATTCACACTCTGAAAAATTTAAATTCTTACATATTTCATATTTATTCATTATATTATCTATAATATAATGAAATATTATTTTGTTTTATTTACTTATTTGAAATAGGATTTATAACAGGATTTGAAACTAATTTGGTTCTCAAATCCGGATTTAAATAAGGGGCTGTATTTACTACTGTATTTGACTGTTGTAGCCATTTATCTCTTGATTCAATTAAACCACTTAGAAAATAAAACATCTTTATACTATAATATAATTTAAAAGATTTAAGTTGTTTTATTAATAAATCTTAATTTAAATTAAATTAAATTTCAAATTTGTAAAAGTCCGAACTTACTGTGCGTGTTGCAAAAGACACCGATGGATCTTGCGCTGGTGGTGCTTCTATTGTTTTCTCTATATAACGCAGTTTATCTGGTTTTAAAACAAACGCACGTCCTGCTTCATTAAAAAATACATCATTTTCTTCTAAATTTGTATCTACATTTTGATATCGCATCGCAAGCATTTGAATTCCATATGCACGCATCGTAAGTGAACTGGGATTTTCTGGATTTGAACCTATATCTGGCATTCCAATTGTCATATTTAGTTTATTATATCCTATTAATTCTTCCATATTTGGGGCATTAATAATATCATAATAATGAAGTGCTCGTGAAAAAACTGAATTGCTTGTCATATTTACATATTCATAAAATGCGTCAGACTCCATGAACGATGTATTGCTTCTATCTACAATAATTACTATTTTTCCTGCCATTTCTGATAAATTTACAGATCCAAAATTTTTACCATAATATTCAAAACTATATTTTCTATCCATCAAAATAGAATTATTGCTTTTCAATAAATTCGCAAAATTTGAATACATTTTTTGATTTGTGCTTTTTATACGAAGATGTAAAATGATTGGATCAAATGGATTTGGAGCGGTTGAATTAGCAAAAGCATATTCTTTTATAACATTTAATGCATCACTAAATGAAACTGAATTAAATGTTTCTTTTACACAGTAGTTATCAGATGTTGATGTTGCTATTACCGGTTTGTCATTAATCGAATAAATTTCAAAATCTAGTCCTCTTACACCTTGCTTAAGTAAATTTTTTAATGTACACGTATCAACATAACCATTTTTATAATTTCCACCTGAGCACGCATTATAAGCTGACTTTATATAATAATCTCTTAATGGATATTGATACATTTTATTATCAGTTTTAATAGATGTTATTTTACCATTTAATGTCCCATACATCGTATCCATAAAATCACAATCTCTTGTTTTCATTCCATTAGTTAATATTGAACCAGCATAGTAAAAATATACAAAAATTGTTATAATAATTATTGTTATTGTAAGTCCTGATAAAATTAATATAAATGTGGATTCTTTTGTATCCATCACTTGAGACATTTTGTTAGTTATATCATCCAATTTATCAGGCATATATTTATATTAATATAATATTTTTACTTTTCTCGCTATTCAATAATTATAAATAATCAATAATTAATAATTAATAAATAATTTATTATATCTAACAAATAAAGAATTAAAAAAATAATAACTATATATACTAATTATGGCCGGTGGTTTAATGCAACTGGTTGCTCAAGGGCAACAAAATATTATTTTAAATGGCAATCCTTCAAAAACTTTTTTTAAATCTACATTTGCACAATATACTAATTTTGGATTACAAAAATTCAGAGTTGATTTTGAAGGTTCTAAAACGTTGCGATTATCTGAAGAATCTACTTATACATTTAAAATTCCACGATATGCTGACTTATTAATGGATTGTTATCTTTCCGTTCTTTTACCTAACATTTGGAGTCCTATTTTGCCTCCACAAGATCCTAATAATGATATAGGACAAAATGTTAATAGCCAAAACTGGGTTCCATATGAATTCAAATGGATACAAAATTTAGGAGCAAAAATGATTTCTAAAATTAGCATTACTTGTGGAAATTATACGCTTCAAGAATATTCTGGTGACTATTTGTTATCTGCGGTTCAACGTGACTTTACTGGCGAAAAAAAAAACCTATTTAATGAAATGATTGGAAATGTTCCCGAATTAAATGATCCAGCTAATGCAGGTTCTAGGGTCAACTCATATCCTAATGCGTATTATAGTGATGCATTAGCAGGTCCTGAACCTTCTATACGAGGTCGCATTTTATATATTCCATTAAACAATTGGTTTGGATTGAAGACCCAAATGGCTTTTCCATTAACATCACTTCAATATAATGAGCTACATATTAACATTACTTTAAGACCAATTAGTGATTTGTTTCAAATACGTGATGTATTTGATTCAGGCTTTAATTTCCCTTATATAGCACCTAATTTTAATTCTTGGTATATGCAGTTTTATCGTTTTTTACAACCACCACCTGACATTAATATCGGGATCGATTCGTATTCCGATCAAAGAACTCTATGGAATGCAGATATACATTTAAACTGCACTTATTGTTTTTTATCAAATGAAGAAGAACGTGTTTTCGCATTAGAAGAGCAAAAATATTTAATTAAACAAGTTCATGAGCAGCATTTTTATAATGTGACTGGACCTAACAAAGTTCAACTAGATTCATTAGGTATGGTTATTGACTGGATGTTTTATTTTCAACGCAGTGATGTTAATTTACGAAACGAGTGGTCTAATTATACTAATTGGCCATACAATTATATGCCACAAGATATTATACAAGCTCCAACATCTGGAGCATATACTATTTACAGAACAGACGCATCTGGTAATTTAATTCCCATTAATATTGGTCCAGGCGTTAATCCTAATGGAAATTTAACAGGTCTTTTAATTACACCCACTTATACTCCAGAAAATGACAAAAATATTTTAGTTGTAATGGGTATTTTGTTAGATGGTTCTTACAGAGAAAATATGCAGCCCGCTGGTATATATAATTATATTGAAAAGTATACTCGGACCAGCGGAAACGCACCCTCAGGTATATATTGTTACAATTTTTGTTTGAACTCTAGTAATACTGATTTACAACCATCTGGCGCAATTAATATGAGTAGATTCAATCAAATTGAACTTGAATTTACAACTATTATTCCACCTTTAGACCCATTAGCTCAGAGTTTGGTTATTTGTGATCCTGCTACAGGCAATATTATTGGAATTAATAAACCCACTTGGCGCATTTATGATTACAATTTTAATATGACATTGTTTGAAGAACGAATTAACCAAGTTATCTTTATTGGTGGTAACTGTGGATTAGCTTATGCAACTTAAATAAAACAACAATAAAAAAAATTGAATATAATATTACCATTCTTTGTAATATTATAACTAACAAATCAAAGCAGAATGTATTCCTTTAAAGTCCTACTATTTATTTTAAGCATTAGATTTGTTTCATCTAATGAAATATATACACGAACCCAATTAAGGGGTTTACAACAACACTATATGAATAAAATGCTTAATGAAGAAATACAGCGTATTGTAGAAACAGTTATAAAATTATCTAGACAAAATTTAACCAGTTACACAGTAACTTCTTATGTTCCTACTAGTAGACCTGATGATATAAGGTATATTGGAATTCTTAGCAAATTTAGCGATAAAATAATTATTAATCGTTTAAAAAATATATTAATTGACAGCAATATTACGATCTCTGAGCCCAAATGCTGTTCTATAATATTCCCCGGTTGTGAGAAACATGAAATGAATTTATGTAAATTTATTGAAATTAAATGGTAAAATATATTGGCATCATATATCGTCACAAAAATTACGATTAAATATATAAATAGCGACACCATAATGTCGGAATTCTTATGGTAAGGCTAATGAAAATACGCATAAATTGTTATTATAAAATGATGTAGATCTTATAATTTGGAACCTTTTTGATGTAAAGTCAGTCACGATGAAACACCCTAAAACATAAATGTCCAAAACTGGGTTTTCTTACTTTTTTAACTTAAATTGGAAAAAGATTTTTCGATTTTGGACATTTTTAAAAATGTCCATTTTTGAAAACCTAAAGTCCCTTTTGAAAAAAGAGATATGAAAAATCAGTTGTGATCATAATGGTGTAAATTATGTTTTAATTTGAAGAAATGTGTTACGATAAAAATTTACAAATCTTATAATGTTCAGATTAGGTCATTGCTTAAAAATCTTATGAATAACAATACTTTAGCAATATTTAAAGATTTTTATAAGATTTACATAAGATTTTTATTTAGAGATACTATATATAAATAAGCATGCCAAAGGTTGAAATTGATTATTCCAATACTATTATTTACAAAATTTTTTGTAAAGACCCTTCAATAAAAGATGTCTATGTAGGTCATACAACCAATTTTGTTCAAAGAAAATATGCTCATAAACAAGCATGTAATAATATAAAATCACCATGTTACAATTTAAAGTTATATAAAACAATAAGAGACCACGGTAACTGGTCAAATTGGGATATGACTATAATACAATTTTATAAATGTAAAGATATTTTAGAAGCAAAACAGAAAGAACAACAACATTTTTTAGAATTAAATGCTAATTTAAATAGCGTCGAACCATTTTTATTAAAAGTTAAACCAGTAACTCATTTAGAAACTAAAAATATTTCATCTAATGTTCTGTGCCAAAATATAAAATTAGACTTAAATAACAATAAAATTTTTGAATGTACTATTTGTAACTATAATACGTGTAGAAAAAAGGATTTCAATAAACATTTGCTTACATCAAAACACCAAGGCAATGTCGAACAATCAAGCAACGCTGTTAAAATCCTAAAGTCCAATCATAAACTCCAAATCACATTTCAAGACAAAAAATATGAATGTTTATGTGGAAAAATATATGTAGATAATTCAGGATTATGGCGACATAAAAAGAAATGTATAATTAATAAAAAAGATGAAATACTTCATATCCCGGAAATAATAGAACCTAAAATAGAAGACAAAATGCCAGAAATTTTTGATAAAGAAATGCTAATAATACAATTACTTAAACAAAATCAAGAACTTCAACAATCTTTAATTGAATTATCGAAAAAAACTATAAACATTACGAATAATAATCACAATACTAACAATTCACATAACAAAACATTCAATTTACAGTTCTTTTTGAATGAAGAATGTAAGGATGCTTTAAACATCAGTGAATTTGTTAGTTCAATCAAAGTTGAACTGGAAGATTTGGAAGCAACTGGGAGATTAGGTTATGTAGAGGGTGTTTCAAGAATAATGAATAAGAATCTAAAAGAGCTTGATATAAATAAAAGACCGATACATTGTTCAGACCTAAAAAGAGAAATATTATATATTAAAAATGATGATCAATGGATAAAAGAAGAAGAAACAAAACCTATTTTGAAAAAGGCTATAAAACAGGTAGCAAATGAAAATATTAAACAAATTAATGAATGGAAGAAAAAATATCCTGATTGTACTGACTCTGATTCAAGAAAAAATGATACTTATTTAAAAATTGTTAGTAATTCCATGTCAGGACTAACAACTGAAGAACAGTTAAAAAATTATGAAAAAATAATCAGCCGAGTAGCAAAAGAATCTGTAATTGATAAATAATCTTTTTGTTTCTTTAAATTAAAAATAATATATATTATTCTGAATCCAGGTTTTTCTCACTTTTTTACATAAATTTGGAAAAAGATTTTTCGATTTTGGACATTTTTAAAAATGTCCATTTTTGAAAACCTAAAAATCTCCTTGAAAAATGGGGTATAAAAAATGCGTTTGTGAACATAATGCTGTAAATTATATTTTTAATTGAAAAAAAATGTTACGATAAAAAATAAATTATTTCAAAAAAAAAGGATTTAGGAATATTTTTTATGTTGCTATATAAAATGGATTTGGAAACCGAACCGCAACAAAAAATCTCCGCAAAATTTCATTGTACTTTATGTAACTATAAATGCAACAAAAATAGTGAATGGCAAAAACATATTTTAACAGCAAAACATACAAAAAGAACAGCAGAGCACGATTTATTAGCCAAAAAGCTACAAAAAAAAATACATTGTGAAATATGTAAAAAAGAATATCAAAATAGGTCAGGTTTATGGAGACATAAAAAAACGTGTTTTACAATTCCACCAGACGATAAAAAAATCTCCCCAAAATCTCCAGAAAAATCTCCTGAACCACCAACAGCAAATTTGGTTACAGAACACGAACTAATTAAAATGCTTATTCAAGAAAATAAAGAATTTAAAAATTTAATTTTAGAATTAATTAAGAAAGATAATTTAAACATTACAAATAACACTAACAATTCACATAACAAAACTTTCAATTTACAGTTCTTTTTAAATGAAGAATGTAAGGATGCTTTAAATATAAGTGAATTTGTTAGTTCAATTAAGATAGAACTTGAGGATTTGGAAACAACTGGGAGATTAGGTTATGTAGAAGGTGTTTCAAGAATAATGAATAAGAATTTGAAAGAGCTTGATATAAATAAAAGACCAATACATTGTTCAGATTTAAAAAGAGAGATTTTATACATTAAAAATGATGATCAATGGATAAAAGAAGAAGAAACCAAGCCTATTTTAAAAAAGGCAATAAAACAAGTTGCTTATGAAAATATAAAACAAATCAATGAATGGAAGAAAAAATATCCAGATTGTACTGACTCAGAATCAAGAAAAAACGATTTATATTTAAAAATAGTAGGCAATTCCATGTCTGGACTAACAACAGAAGAACAGTTAAAAAATTATGAAAAAATAGTCAGCAGAGTTGCGAAGGAATCTACTATTGATAAATAATATATTATTTAAACATTGTTTCATTTACATCGTGGCATTTGCTGCTGTAGGCCCTGTGTCATAAAAAAGCCCTGTGACCGTTCTTGTTACAGGATATGTAGGCATCGAGCGATATTTCTCAGGCTGTGGAGAATATTGATATATTAATTTTTTATCGGCTAAATCTAGACCATAATTGAATGCTTTAGTCCACATATCGTAACCTTCATATGGTCTAAAAATTTCTTCATTAAGAGAACCAGGTTTAACATTAGCAGCTCTAGAACCGATATCGGACGTAAGCGGAGAATATTGAGGCGGTTGATTCAATGATAGTTTACCAGCATTATCTAATGGCTTTACTGAAGTAGTTGTTAAATATTCTGGAGGAACATTATTAATGGGTGGTTGGCATCCTTGACAATCTACATCTGAAGTGCATTGCTCTCCTGTTTTGATACAAGTTGCTTTAGGACCGCAAAAATTGGAACAACTATAAAGATTATTCACTACGTCTACGTTATGACTATTTTTAGGACTATTGCTGTCATATGTTAGTAGCGCATTAGGGTCAAATCCTTCTTTGAATCCAGAATTAATAATATATAAAATAAATAGAATGGATCCAATTACTAAAACATATTTTATATTTCTCGATATCTTCATATATATAAAATAATAATTTAATTTATTTATATTTATACAGCAACAAATTTTGTTTTTTGTGGCAGTTCTTCCAAAGTAGCCGCACCAACATATGTACAAGTGCTTCTTAATCCGCCTAAAAAATCTTTAATAGTTTTCTCAATTGGTCCTTTATATAAAACTTTGATTAGAGCTCCTTCAGATGAACGATAATCTTCCATTTTACCAAAATATTTTTCCATCGCATAACAGGAACTCATGCCGTAAAATAACTTATATTTTTGATCATTTTCTTCTATTATTTCACCCGGATTTTCATCATGTCCGGAAAAAACACCACCTAACATGACAAAATGTGCTCCAGCCCCAAATGCTTTACTCATATCGCCAGGATATTTTATTCCGCCATCAGATGCGATATATGCCGAAATATTTTTACAAGTTTCTACACACTCGATGACGGTTTGAAGCTGAGGACGACCAACTCCGGTCTGACGTCTGGTAAGACAAGCACTACCGGAACCAATACCAACTTTGATAATATCAACACCACATTCTAATGCTAATGTATGAGCCATAGATCCAGTAACAACGTTGCCGGCAACAATTATTTTATCTGGAAATAATAATCGAACTTTTTTACAGAAATCGACAAAAGAACGCATGTAGCCATTTGCGACATCAATACAAATCCAACAACAGTTGGTATAGTCAAGAATTTCCATTAAATTTGTCAAATTTTGATCACTAATGCCGGTACTAACCATAAAATATTCAGGATTTAATTGAACTGTAGTAGCCTTATAGTCATTTATTGTGTAAAATTTATTTAGCGCAGTAATCATTTTATATTTTTGTAAAATGGCACAAACTTCAAAAGTTCCAGTAGTATCCATATTAGCAGCGATAATAGGAATACCAGACCATTTTACAATTTTATTGGAATAAGAATTACAAAAATAAAATTCTCTTTCTAAATTAACTTGGCTACGAGAATATAAGTCACTAGGTTGAGGTAAAATAAGAACATCGTTGAAATCCAATTCTTTTTTTAAAAAATCCATGGTTAATATATATTTATAGTTTGTATTTATATTATTTATTCATAAAATTTAATATATATTTATTATAAAATGTCAAGAAAAAAAAACAGTGCTATTGAAGAAAAAAAGACTCAAGAAAAAAAGACTGAAGAAAAAAAGACTGAATATGAAGAAACTGAAGATGAAGAAACTACTACAAAAAATGTGGATTGGGGTGGATTTTTTAAAAATTTTGGTAGCGGATTGATAATGGTGATACTAATAGGAATTGTTTGTATAGGATCTATTGGACTATTTCTTGCGAAGGCTGCTAATGCGAATGTATTTCCAACCGACATAAATATGCAACCATATGAAAATATAAAAAGAGACTTAGACATAGAAATTATTTATATGAATCCAGTAAAAATATTACCGTATTATGGTTTAGGATTTTGGGCAGATCCAGAAAAATATTGGATACAAGAAGCAAATTTTTTTAATTCAAAAGCAGATATAAATTTTATGGATAAATTTTTAAATATGTGGTTATGTTCTTTACAAAAAAAAGATACTTTTTTTTGGATTTTTGAAACAGATGTGCTAAAATCAATGATGAGGATGTCATTTGTAATAATTTCTACTGTGTTTTTTTATATGAATTACTTACCAGAATGGTTAACTATGATAGTTTTTTCTACCTTTTTCGCAATAATACTTGGAGGAATATATGTAAGTAATTTTATTTACGGAATATACACACATGTAGTAAAATATATAGAATTAATTTCAGTTTTACTAAAACCAAATGACGGTGAAGCAACTCTTTTATTTGATTATCCAGGAATAATAATGTATTCTATTTTATATTTTTGGGGAGCAATTATTTCTATAATGATATCACCAGCATTAATTACAATATACACATTATTTAAAGCGTTATCTGTAAATTATATAGTAAGAAAAAAGGATAAACCAGATGACCCCCCTCAAAAAATGAACTTGATTTCATTTATAAAAAATGTATTTTATTATAAAAAGACTTTTATTATAATTCTTGCTATGTTTAAATTAATGGGTTCAGCAAATAGTTATTTGGGTAGTTCATACATGCTAGGAGTAATAATAGCTATTTTAATATTAATATTTGGACTAAATATTTTAATACCAGATGATCCCGATGATAGTTTATTTTCAGTATTGAATCCTAAATTTCCTACATTAGATCAACAAGAAGCCAAAAGTGGTAATTCTATTGATATATGTAATGTGGATATTAAGAAAGTAGATACTAACAAAGTAGTTAGTAATAGTGATAAAAATTCTAGTATAAATATTTCTATAGTAACAAAACAACCAGCAGATGTTTTAGAAGTTATAATTCCCGAAGGGAATACTAAAAAAATAATAGGAGGAGGAAAACGAAAAATTAGTATAACAAAATCAAAGCAAAAATTATATAATTTAAAATTAGTTTAATTTAATGAAACAATATAAATATAATTTGTAAAGTATTAATTATTATGAAAAGTATAGATAAAGAATTAAATTTAAATTATCCATTTGTTAGTATATGTACTCCTACTTTTAATCGCAGACCATTTATTCCATTTATGATAAAATGTTTTGAAAATCAAACATATCCTAAGGATAGAATTGAATGGATTATTATTGATGATGGAACTGATCCAATAAAAGACTTGGTTGAAAGTATTCCACAAGTCAAATATTATTACTATACGGAAAAAATGTTGTTAGGTAAGAAACGAAATTTAATGCATAAAAAGTGTTCAGGCGACATAATAATTTATATGGATGATGATGATTATTATCCTCACGAACGTGTATCTCATGCGGTTCAAACATTATTAGATAATCCTACATATATGATTGCTGGATGTAGTGAAATGTATGTTTATTTTGATAGCAAAAAAAAAATATATAGATGCGGACCATATAAAGAATATCATTCAACAGCAGCAACATTTGCTTTCAGAAAGGAATTGCTTAAAGAAACCAGCTATAATAATGAAAACGCATTAGCAGAAGAAAGACATTTTTTGAAAAATTATACAATTCCTTTGAAACAATTGGATAGTTTGAAATCAATTATAGTATTTTCACATAAACATAATTCGTTAAATAAAGAAAAATTATTGGATAGTTTGGAATTAACGAAAACAGTGGAAACAGATTTAAAAATTGAAGATTATTTTATGGACCGTATTTTAAAACAATTTTACACGGAAGATATGAATATATTGTTAGAAACATATGAACCAGGTAAACCTGAATATAAACCAAAATTAATGGAACAAATGAAATTAATGGAAAATGAAAGAAACAAACGTATAGAAGAACATAATAAAATGTTAGAAGCTCAACAAAAGATTATGAATAGTTTACAACGAAATGTGCTTGTAAATAAAGATATAGAAGTAGTGAAACAACATTATGAAAAATTATTATCAGATAAGTCATATTTAATAAACGAATTATTAAAAAAGGTAAAAATATTAACTTTGGAATTAGAGCAATATAAAAAATAAAAAATAAATAAAAAATAATTAAAAATATTATTATTTTATAAAAAATTCACTTAAAGAAATAATAGTTAATATTTGTATAACCAAACGATGCAGAAATATGACGAAGAAGAATTAAATATAATCAATAAAGGACATGATGATTATAGTGTGACAAATTCAATTCCATCTAATTTATTGAAAAATAAAAAGCCACGTGTAAATCGCAGTAAAGTTTTTACTAGAACATTTAGTTCAAAATTTATAGATGGTAAGTATTATAAAACAATTACAATTAATATGTATGGATCTGGAGATTATGGTTCTTATATAAAGAATGCGGTAACAGGTGCATATACAAAGCATCGTGTTGGCACTGACGCATCAAATTTATATTTTTTAGTAGCTGATTGCACAGGTATGGACCGACTAAATGGACCTGTTCATTTGTATTATAATTCTCCATCAGAATACGAAAAGCATCAATTTACTGAGGTAGACCAGGAAAAAAAAGATGAATGGTTGAACCGAATAAATTTAATTAAAGATAAATACATGTAAAATGTATTATAATAAAATATATAAATAATTTTATTTATTTATATATTAATGAATTATTTTCTAGTATTATTCTTCTTCTTCTTCTTATTCTTCTTATTCTTACTATGTCTTCGCATTTTAATGTGTTTTTTAGATTTATATTTTTTGTGATACTTTTTTGTTCGTCGTCTACCACCCCAGTTTTTAGAATATCCTTGTTCTATATCATTCTCAATCATATATTGTTTGTTTGGTAATTGATTTTTAGGAACAAACCTTGAAACATTATTGCAAGAATAATCTAACAAATTAATTTTACAAAATGGGCCTACAATATGTTTAATAAAATCAATCATTACACTTAATTTAATCATCTCAATTTTATTGCCATTCATTGTTAAGTTCCATCCACCTAGCAATCGGAAAAATTGCTGTTTCAGTTGTTCAATTCGAATCTCCTTTTGTTCAGGTGTTAGTGTATGATCATTTTCTATTTTTTTATCTACATCGATAAATTCTCTGTAAGATGGTAGAATATTGGAATATTCGCTTAAGTCAGGTAATTCACTAGTAAATATATTCGCAAATTTGTTAAAATCATTCACTAAGAGTAAATTCAAATTTTGTTTATCTGTTTTTTTTGGATACAATAATGTAAAACTATTTTCCCCTGTTTTTTCGTGAATAGAAACCACAAAAAATCCCTGAAATTTTGGTAATAAACGATTTAGAATACATTCAAAAAATCCAGTATCTTCATCACTGTCCGCAGCAGATAAAGCTTTATCATATGGTATATTTTCAAAACGTCTACATACATTTTGACTCCTAGTTTCATTTAACTCATTATAATGAGATAACAAATTTATGTATTTTGGTTTACTATATTCCACATATTCATTTATTATTTCTACTGTAGGAACAGTTAAATCTTTTTGAAACATTTCATTTAATTTATATAATATATGTCGTTCAGCTAAATCACTTGTAACCGCATCATCAAAATCGCCTGTTTTACTAAAAAGTCTTACATTTTCAAATATTTGTGTTGTTTCAGGTGACAAATCTAAATTAATTACACTTCCATGCATCTGAATAGCCAAAGTGATTATTTTACTTCCGATATTAATACAATCCATGTTCTATATTATATTATGATAATATGATATTATATTATAATAATATTAATCAAGTAGATCATCCTCACTTAAATCGTCATTTAATTCATCCGCATTTTCCTTTGTATATTTTTCTAAATATCTATAAATACGATTAATATCTAATTTAGATATTTCATAATTTTCAAATAATATATTCATTTCAGGTGAATCAATATCATATTTATTTTTAATATCAAGAAAAAATCCAAATATATCTTTTTTATCCATACTTAATTGCTGACATAAATTTTGTATAAAAATAGAATTATTATATTCAGTAGAATATTTTGTTAAAACTTTTGTAAATCTAACTTCAACAGGATTGAATTTGATTTTTTTTTTTAAAAATGTTTCATGATAAATGCTATTATTTTTAAAGGTTTTAATTAATGAACTCATTTCATTAAATTGCCAAATTTGTTTTTGAAATGTTATACGATCGATATAATCAGAAAAACACATGTTATCTAATATTTTTAAATAAAATGGGATAGCATCATCTTTTTTTATTTTACCAAGAATATCGATAATATTTTCATGCCATAAAAGTCCAACAATAGTACGATCAGTTTCATTCATAATAGTTAAATGATCATCGATTGAATAATGATTATTAATTATTTTTTTTGTAATTTTTCGTGTATCATCATTATACGATTTCATCAAAAATATATTTTTAATAATATTTGTATTTAAAATACTTTTTTTATTTTTATAAAGATCATATACAGTATTTAATTTGCGCAAATCTCCTTGAATAAATGTAATTATACTGGATTTAATATTTTCATCTATTAGTGGTAAAAGTTGATTAATTAAATTATTCATTTGTGGTTTTGTTGGTGATTTTAATTCAATCACATTACATACCTTCATGAGCTCTTTTATTTTTTTATCAATATGATAATTTCCAATACATATAATTGGATTTAATGTCATTTCTTCTAATCTTTGTTTTTTTGTTTTTTTAGGGCGAATAATTTTAATTAATGAATTTATTCCACCTTTGTCTCCATTATTCATTCCATCAATTTCATCCATTACAATAACCAAACGTTTTACTTTTTTATGAAATAAACTCATAATATTTTT